GTAATGCCAACATGGTATCAGTATTCCCTTGGAGGGATCGTAAGTGCCAGCATAGGAATGAGATCAGTATCGAAGTTCTTCGGTAAGTAAACTAAGTACAAGACACAAAAAAGCCGTAGGTATCCTTGAGTGGACGCCTACGGCTTTTTCTATTCTACACGGTCTTCTTCCATCTTCATAGTTAGGGCTAAACCTTCGTACAGTATCTCAATGTCACCCTTAACCTTTCCTATTGAGTATGTGACCCAAGCTGATATTAATATGTTACAGAGAAGCAGCCCCTCAAATAAACTCATTGCTCCTCCTCCAGCTTGATAAGTCTTGCACCATACCACTGAGCTTTCTTAAGGTCTTCTAGGCCATTCTTATACCTCCACCTATGAAGGTACTTAGCTATATTCCCACGGAGGTATCCCGTGTACTCTTCCTTACTTAAGAAGTCCTCAATGTAGTCGATGCATTCTATCTTACCTTTACCGTAGTGTGGTGGGCTGTTTACAGCATCATAAGTCTTAGTCATTTTATCCATATCCCACTTAGCCATTAAATACCCTCTTTCATAAATGTCTTTACCCACATTGCTGTGATGTCTGATCGTATGATGTCATCAACGCCAAACTCAATAACGGGTACAGGCAGCATATATTTCTTAGCCAAGTGGATAACCTTTGATAGACCATCTGCTTCTTTAAGATCACTCTGCTGTACATCGCCATTTAACACAATAGTGGTCCCTTCTCCTACTCTTGTCAATAGCATCTTTAGCTCATGTGTAGTTATGTTCTGTGTCTCATCAACTATTATGAAGGCATTATCGAAACTACGGCCACGCATAAGAGCGATAGGAGCCATCTCAATGTTACCATTCTTGATCCCTGTTTCCACTGTCCCTTTTCCAAGATGCTTCTCCAATACGTCTAATACAGGTAATGCCCAAGGCATAGTCTTATCTTGTAGGTCACCCTTTAGAAACCCTAGCTCTCTACCTACGGCTACATGAGGTCTTGTAATAACTATCTTGTCGATCTTCTTTGTAGTGTACAGGTCAGCAGCATACGTTGCTGTAACATAGGTCTTACCCGTACCAGCAGGACCAAGAATAAAGACTTGGCGACTGCCCTGTAAGGCTTCAATAAGATCACCCTGTCTTGATGTCTTAGCTACAAGTCCAGATGTAGTCTTCTTGTCTGCACCCTTGTAGTTTGTCTTCCTTCTAGTTCTCTTAGGTTTGTCGGGAAAGTCATCCATTGTGTCTCCTAAAGTTAATTGAGCAGTTTAAACACATGCTCAGGTGGTCGGGTTAAACTAAGTCTACAAGCTCACAGCTATCGCCAGAACACGCTAGTGTCTGACTACCCGCTGTATTGTCTTCTTTCTCATACTCTGACAACTCATTCCAGTCTAAAGTATCTGGCATACAAGATAAGAGGGTCTTATAGTCAGTCTTGCTACACTCCTGATAAGGGGCCTGTTGATATGTATGTTCGTTATACGGTAGGAACGACACACCAGACATCTCATCAAAGTTCTTGTACACAAAAGCACCTACCTCAAGCCACTCATCAGACCTCACATTAATTGTCACGGAGGGCTTATGTTCTGCCCAGTTCCTTTGATACATAAGCCACATCTCTAACTGTTCAATGGCTGTCATATCAGAAGTAACTATTGCACCCTCTGGAGCTTTCTGTGGGAAGCTGAACACCACTGTGGTATCTGGCTTCATCACACAAGGTTCGTTAGGAATACCTTTATCCTTTAGGAAGTTAGTCAACGGGTCTTTAATATCTCCACGCACCGTGCGGATGTAATAAGGGCTGTGACGAGCATGAATCCCACTGCTAGAATTAACAAGTTGGGAGACAGTGCCACTAGGTTTGACACAAGAGATAGCAGTAGCAACAGGGATACCAAGGCGCTCAGCCCATTCAGAATTAGTATTGATGGCGACATTTTTTAGATACTCCAATGTTTTAGCTAGTCCACTATTCTTAATGGTCATTAGCTGGTTGTCCATAATGCCCGTGAGGCTAACCCCCAGCAGACGTTCTTCCTCAGTGTTATCTTTCCACTCTTTAGTCAAGTAAGGGAAGTGTGTGTATGTACTCTGGACAGTCCCAAGAATGGTAGCAAGTTTTACCTTACGTTCCAAGTCTTCAATACTGTCCGTTGCGCGTACTACACATTCGGTTAAATTACAAAATTGCGAATCACGTAATATTATCTCAGAACATGGATTCGTTCCAAAGTCAAAAGAACTATCACGTCTGCCATTCTTAGCTGCTTGTTTCTTTGCTGCCTCACGATTGAAAATGCCACGCTCACCACTGCCACTTTCCACTAGGGCCTGCCACTCACGCATGAATGATAGACTGTCAGGCTTCTCAGAGTAAGCCACTGAGTTGTTAGATAAGGCACGGTGAGGATTGTTGTCCCACCATGAACCTGACTTGGCATGTCGCATCTTATCATCTGATAGATTGCTCAGAGAGATCATAGCACTACGGCGTACACCACCCACAACTACTACTTCTCCAATCTTACACATGATGTCGTGACACTCAATAGAAGACAGCTTACGTCCACTGGCGTTTTTAAATGTGTGGATCACAAAGTTAAACAAGTCAATCAGTGGTGCTGGACCTGATGCCCTACCTCCAAATGTCTTGAGCCTTGCACCAGCAGGGCGTACCAAACCTACATCCCACTGTGCAATTTCACCACTGTACAGGAGAGCAATTAATTGGCGAAGAGCCTTAGCCCAACCCTCCTTACTGTCCTTAACAACTATTGTAGTCTCACTGTCAAACATTTTATCAGGGACTTCTGGTAGCTTGTTAATGTACTGTCGTTCAACTGAGAACCCAACGCCTGTTCCACATAACAGAATAAACATAGCTTGGTCAAAGCTCTTAATGTTCTTCACCGTGAGGTAACTACAGTTGTACATAGCAGTATTGTCACGTAGGGCTGCTGGGCCAGCGGTCATAAGAGAGCGCATAGAAGGCATAACATCCAGAGATAGGATAGCATCTTCTATCTGACGTATGTAACTGTCATCACCCGCTACAGGGCGTACAATGTTATCCATGTAACGAGATACTGTCTCTTGCCAAGTCTCACGGCGTCCCTCTTTATCCAGCCATCGTGCATAACGTGACTTGTGTATAAATGCTTGGTAGTCTGTTGGTAGGTGATTGCTACTCATTCTTCTTTACCCCGTTCTTCTTTATGTTTATCAAACCATACCATACGGTTAATATCACCCCGTGTTATACCGATATCTTTTAAATCTTTATCTGTCATACGATTAAGGTGTAGGATTGTATCTCTATGTTCTTGCCACGTCTGTAAGTAATTGTACAGTCGGTATACCCAAACACCAATAGCTTTAATCATCGGTTATCTCCATTTCCACTGAGTACCCCACGAGCCTCACGGTCATTTAATTTATCCATATTCGTTTCTAGTACCTCTGCTAAGTTACTATCAAAGTGATTAGCCAAGGCTGTTGCATAGAACACCACATCACCTATCTCTTTTATGATATCCCTACGGTCTAGTGTAGAGTTATCTCTAATCAGCTTCTTAGCCTTCTCAGCAATCTCTCCAGCCTCTCCCAAAAGACCTAAGACGTTCTCAAACAAACGACTTTCACCGCTAGTCATAATCTTACTCTCTACCCAGTATGAGTATTCCATTGGTGTTACGTTTACAATGCTAAAAGCATCAACGTCTTCTTGAGTAATCATATCGTTCTCCCATAAAACTCTGTCGGTTTCCCAGACACTTTCATAAAATCAAACAAGTACCAAGCACAATTATCTTTACCAGAACTCTTGCTGTTTTCTATCCACTTAACTCTACCTACACTAACAACCTTAACACAATACGTCATTAAGATGGCTGACTGTTTAGTGTGCATCCAATCAGCATCAAACAGTATCCAAGTAGGACACATCTGCATCCAATGCTCAATGAATGGGTGCAGTATCTTTCGTTCCCACGGAGGGTTGGTAATGCAGAAGTCTATGTCTAAACCAGTGATATCTATTTCAAAGGCATTGCAAGTGGCAATGTTGTAACCCCTTGGCTCAATGTCACTGGCAAATAAACACTCACCATGACTATCCGTTAGTTTATCTAAGTGGTCTATTAACCTACCGTCACCCGCACAAGGCTCTACATAATCAAATGAGTAGGGCAAGTGCGAGATCAGGGGTTCGACAGCAGCTAGTGGTGTTGGGTAGTAGTCCCTTGGTACTCTTTCAAAGTCACTACGCTTTCCCATACATTGCCTTTAGTCGGCTATGAGAGATAAACTCTGGGTCATACATACCATCCTCTACCTCACGCTTAACTACTATACCTGACCACCACTCTCTGTTGGCTTGCCCTGCCCAGCCCTCCGCTGCACCCTTGTAGCACCCTGCGACAAGACCAATAACTCCTCTAGGATGAGAAGAGTCTTTAAACTTAAGATCACGTTTGTGACTATGACCACAGGTAGAGCTATGATGGCGGTGAGCCAGTAGCCCATTAGCATGGTGCATACCAGACATAGCAGACCCAAAGTTACCACTACTAAAGTAATGAGAATACGAGATGCCATCGTAATCAGCAATCGCTGGTGCGGAGTGTTCATACTCATGGTACTCATCGAACCATCGGTCTGTCTGGAGATGCCCGAAAGATATGCCGTACTTTGATCCTTGGAGTCGAGGATCGTGCTTAATAGCTTTTTTAATTCTATTCTCATGGTTCCCCTCAAATCCTATGTAAGTTGGACGTTTGCGCTTGTGGTGTCTGAATTTCCAACGGATACGTTCCTGTGCATCGTTGTAGTGTTCAATATCTTGTTCGTAACTCTGACTTACGATTGCCTCTGGGTAACGAGTGTCAAATGTATTTAATGACCGCATATCAGCGCCATCACCCAAGTCTACAACATAGTCAGGTTTAAGATCATACAAGAACTCACCTAACCAATTGAAACGCTCATTTCCCACTGAAGGGTCTACGTGAGCGCAGCTAAAGACTACGACTGTTTTACCCATCTTCTGCCTCCATGTCTAACTCAATCAGTGCAACACTAACTTCAAACTCTATCCTTTTAAGCTCCTCTTTACTTAGCTTAAGAATCTCTGTCAGCAGGCTATTTACTTCAACCATTCGTCTGGTATCCTCTTATCTGCGTAGATGAACCCATGCTTATCGCACCAGTCACCGTATGTTGACTTAGCACCCTTGCTTAACTTACCGCGACTGTTGCTAAATACGAATCGTAAATCTAACTTAGGGTGTTGCTCCTTGACCTTCAAGTGCTTTTTTCTGTCGGCTGCTACAAACCGTCCCTTTGATTCGATTATGATACCATTAGGTAAAATAAAGTCTGGGGTGTAAGTCTTATTCTCAAGTAATGTCCACTTAATCTTTAGTGTCTCATACTCAAAACTTACACCCCTATCTTTTAAGTCAACGGAGATATCATCCTCTAGCCCTGATCTGTAGCCATTCCTTATTGCGTGTTGTCTACGCTTACTGGTGGCTGCCACAGTTCCCCCTTTTCTCTTCTTAGCCAGAGTAACCTAGCATTTTCTATTACACGGTCTGTATCACCGTCATAGGCTTTTACACAGGCTTCCCAGAGGCTATCCACTGTGTCGCACTCTGCTAGTAACCTCTTTGCTTTTACAGGACCAATACCATAAATGCCCTTGATGTTGTCAGCAGCATCACCTGTCAATATCTGAGTGTAAAAGAACTTATTACCTGACCACTCATCTACTGTTGTCCACTCCTTCTTATTGAAGTTGAAATGACGACAGGGTATCTGTAACATATCCTTGTCTATTGAGGCTACAATAGTATCAGGTCCAAGTCGGGTTGCTTCTATTGCTATAAGGTCATCTGCTTCTTCTCCTTCACTAACTATAGCACCAAACTTGTTGATTAAGTAATCTCTTACATGTTTTAAGTGCTTTGGCTTTTCTGACGATTCTCTATTTCCCTTGTAGGGGTAAGACTTTGCTATATCAAAACGAAAGTTATTAGACCCTGTGAGGTAAATCTCAAACCACTCAGGGGTGGGGAAGTCTAGTGTCTCCTCAAGAACGAAGTCGAGAAGTATTTCTATCTTCTCTTCAGCATCCTTGGGGAGATCGTCTTGAGTGGCAAAGGCTGCACGATAAGCTAGAATATCACCATCGACTAGAACCTTACCTTTAGCCACTAGAAGTCACCAAACACCATCTGACCATCATCTTTCTCAAAAGCTACTCCTTCAACGTAGGTGAACCCCGCTGCCCTAGCTGCTTCAGCGTAAGCCAGACCTAATGACTGTAGGTCATCTATGTCGTTTCGCTCAACAGTCGTAACTCCATTAAAGCCATCCTCTTCGTCAGATGACTCAAATGTAATAATAAGTCTCATTAGAAGGCTCCCCCATCATTAGCTTCGTACACAAGATGCTCAGTAACGCACACCTTTTCCATCGTAGTTATCTTTCCGTCCCAGACATCAAACTTTACAGTTGCCTTAGAACCATTTCCTATTAAGCCATCTTCATCCCATGACCACGGTAGATACTCACCATCAACTAACTTTAACATATCTGGTGCGCCCATGACTACACCCTGTTCACCAGTCTCTTGATTAAGAAACTTAGGGTTAAAGTGTGGCCGTGTGGCTTTATAGAAGTCCTTACCCTCCTTGTTAGTCTTAAAGAGTTGAGCTTGAAGACCTTTGTTTGGAATACCTTCCGAAACCATCTTCTTCTTTGCCTCATCATCAATGATACAGTTGACGACATAAATGCCCTGCTTTGCATTAAAGTTATTCGCCATATCTGAACCATCGTTTGGTCCCATGTCGCGGTCCTCTTCCCGTAACTTAGTCCACTCTAGTTCGCACTCTACATAAACTTTCTTACCCATTGGATTTCCTTTCTTCGGGGATGGTATAATACTATATATACCCAAATTGATTTTTCACAAGCAACTTTACACATTTATTTTAAATTAGTGAATATCTGCGTAAGTATTTCCAAACTGTACATCAGTACCTAGAGGTACGTTAAGTTGTACCCTCTCGTTTAATTTAATTGCAGCATCGTGCATAATCTTTTCTACCGCACCCTCTTCTCCTTTTTTAACTAGGGCAATCACCTCATCGTGAAACTGCCCGATGGACTTAATTCCCTTGGACCTACATAAAGAAACCCAAGTGTCAAAACAGAACACTCCAGTACCTTGATTGAGCGTACTGAAACGATCCTTATCACTGCGTAGGCTGTACCAAAATCCAGACACAGGGTTCTTAAGCCACGTACTGTTGAATAGCTCACGGGTTTGTAAGTCTTTAGCTACCTTCTCAATAGCCCAGTTACGTGACCAGAAGGCTTCCAGCAGGGTCTTAGCTTCCTTTTTGCTCATACCTGTCTCACGGGACAGCTTAGGCGCTCCTACACCATACGTAGCACTATAGTTAACCACCTTATAATTCTTACGGAGGGCCTTTAGTGAACGCTCCCCAGAATTGTGTTTGTCGATATCATCCTGATTAATAACACCAGCGTGTAAGGCCAAGTCTAAGTGTGGATCAAACCCGTCACGGGTCATCTCCTCTACGTAGTCAGGGTCTAGTGGTTTCATGTAGTGTCGTTTAGTCGTATCCTCCAGTGATGTCATGTCAGCACCAGCTAACACATAACCTTCTGGACAAGTCAGACATCCACGGATCACATCACCATATGGCTTATCTACAGAAGGTAGATTTACCAGTGGGCGGTAATGCTTGAACCTAAACGTATTGGTTAGCCCTGCAATACCAGCCTGTAGCCAACCCTCATTGTTACACTCTAGGAATGACTTAAGTATGCCAGCCCTATGAGTAAGCACAGTGAGGCCATCAAGAAGGTCCACAGCAGGGTCAATCTCCGAAAGGTTTCGCACACTCTGACATAGCTCACTGTTCTTTCGTACTTGCTCAATCTTTCTTTCATCACCTGTCACCTTATCACGTAAGAATTTATATGTACGTGGCTTCCAACCCAGAGAATACAACCAGTCCTTAACCTGATCGTTAGAGTTAGGGTTGCCACGTTCCTCACCTGTCTTAACGACAAACTGAATTGATGTCTCAGACTGCTTGTTATCCTTGCACAAGGCAATCCACTTCTCACCATGTGATGATAACTCACCATCTTTCTTGTGCATAACCTTTGGCCGTATTGCCATACGAGTTAGGGTACGCTTAGGCATAGCATCAGACAGTTGTTCTACCTTCTCTTCTTTAAGTCTACTGATCTCATCGTATGCTGCTTGAGCTTTAGGTACGTCCAATTTCCACTGAAGGGCCTCTTGCTCTTTAGCGCAGTCTAGCTTGAAGGACAGGTAATCAATCAAACGATCTTTTTCCTCACTTACGGAATATAGCTGCTTTAACTTTATATTTAAGTCACGCCATAGACGTAAGTTGATCTTAACATCCTCATCACACCTGTGAGCATACTCTTCTGGTGTCAGGCTGTTCCAATCCTTGATCTCAGGCTTAGGTACTCCATACTGATTACCGTAGCCCTCAAGGCCATGCTTTAGTCGGTCATGGTGTAGATACCAAGACAGTGCTAGAGTATCTATCAAACGAGCCTCTACCTTGATACCTAGAACTTTTTCCACTGCGGGGATGTCGAAGCGGATATGGTTGTGGCCCACTAGAGTTTTACGTGTAGCAAAGAACTCACGCATTTCATCATAGTCATGCGTATGATGCACCGTCTTACCATCGTCTGAATAAGACAAGACATGAATTTTGGTCAACACATCTAATAGACCGTCTGTTTCAATGTCATATACTGTTGTCATTTTTCTAATACCTTTTCATCTCTTTTGTTACGAAGAACCCTTTATACTTGGGGTAGTCTTCCATAAACTTCCTTGCATAAAGAGCTATGAAGTCGTTACTAACTTTATAATCATCTCCAGTTGTCACAACAGCAGTTTCCCACCTTATACGATTTACTATCATCCAAGCAGATAGCCTCTTGTGACCCCTTTCAGAGGCTTGCAGTGTGAATTTACAAAATAGAACGTAGACCTCTGGATTTTCTTTATGCCAATCGTCAAACTTTTGTTTAAGTTTCATATTATATTACCTCCGTTAGTGTGAATGTTTCAGTGTTAAATCTCATCATCCCTGCGTTACCTTCCTCTGAACAGGGCCTGTTCTTCTCAATGCTAAGATACGTTGTGTTACGCTCCTTTAGATCATCAGCATCTTTGTCCCTCTTGAGGTCAATAATGACTGACGCACGTTGCCCAATCATCCGACAGTATTTCATCTGACCGTCATCGTTAGTGTGGGCAATAGTTACGATCCCTACGTTTAACTCAGCAGACAGCTTAGACAGTCTAACTGACAGGTCAGCAAGCATCTGTTCTTTACTATCGTCTGATGATCCTACCAACACATCTTGGATAGGCTCAAAGAATACGAACTTAACACCACAGGCTACAGAGAAGTAACGTATCTGGTCTATCAGATCATCTGCACCCTGACCATCACTGAGGTAGAACTGATAGAAGTTCTCATCCTTTGTCAGCTTACTGATAGCATCTACAACTTGATCCTCTGCACCCTTATCATCAATCAAATCCCTACGTGTCAGGTTGTCATTACACTCGTATGACACAAGACCTAACAGAGATCGTAACTTGGTTTCCTCCAAGTGCCATGCGGCTATAGGTACTTCCCGTTGCAGCATGTTGTACTCTAGGTATCGCATGATCTCAGTCTTACCAATTCCTGTCGGGGCCTTAATGACTGTAAAGTGACCCTGCATCAAACCCAGTATCTTATCGTCTAGTGCTTGGATACCTGTTGGTATATACTGATGCTCAGGTGTATCCTTATATAACGACAAGAAGTCCTGTGTGCTGTTCATCACATTCTCAGGTGTGTACTTCCTTGCGTTCCACCATGCACTCTTGAAGTCTGCTGACTTACCAGCCTGTAAGAAATCGTTAGCATCCTTATAAGGTCTATGGTCAACACGGTAGACCTTGTTGGGGAATAGCTTAGAGACACGATCAGCTAAAGCAATACCAGCATCATCATAATCTACTGACAGTATGATCTTGTCAAAGCTACTGAGCCAATCTGAACAGTTTTCCCACAGCTTCTTAGATGGTGTTGCAGAAGGTAACGACACAACAGGATTAGTGTAGCTACTCTTAAGTATCTGTGCCACTGATAGAGCATCTAGTTCGCCTTCAGTTATAGTTACCATCTTGGCACTACCAGCAGTAAACAGGTTCATGCCGAATAGCTCATCACCCTTGAAGCCACCCTTAGCGTAGAAGCCTTTCTCCTGTATATTACGTACCTTAATTCCCCCGCTGGGGTATACGTATTCTTGACGATCACCATAAGTTACAACACCAAAGTCTTCCATCGTCTTGCTGGTAATGCTACGCATGTTTGCATACTTACCATCACTAACGTCCTCTATTCGTTTAGGCGTAAAGTTTGTTACACTCATTTCATATTCCTTATTTCCACTGACGGGGTACTTATCTTGTGACCAATCGAAGGTCTGTCGTTTAGATGGGTAACCACCGTCACATGCGTGACACTTACCAAAACCATCAGTGTTCCAACTAAAAGCATCAGAAGAGCCACAAGATGTAAACGGACAGGGTTG